CTATCTTATGTATATCATATATAAACTCGTCTGATATATAATTTTTTAAATTAACAGTTATATTGTTTGCAATTTTTTCAATATTAATATCACTAATATTTGTATTAGTACTACCTCCCGCTGGATTCTCTTTTATAAATTCATCACTATTTAACAACCTAGCAATATAGTTTTTTATATATTTTTGTATACCTAGTTTAGATGTTTTTAGTTTATTCTTTGTTGTAGAAAATTTAACTTCTTCTCTTAAATTTCTAACATTTTTTAATTGTGATTGAATTATTTCAGTAAAATAATGAATACATAGTTCCAGTTCATATATATCATCTGTATCTATTCTCTCAATAAAAGCTTGAACCGGGGGATCTAGTGTTGATAAATTTAAATTGTTTATAAACTGTATATAAATACTCTTGGTATAATTAGTATTAGTAGTTGTATTAACTTGCTTTTGATCTTTCCATTCAATGAGATAATTATTATATCTTATTGAAAGTTCAGAGGAGTCAGAAATGTCTTCATAATAGGCTTTCCATTCGAGAAACGATAATGGGTTAGTTGTATTTAAATCTATTGTCATATACTAAGACCCTTTCTTATTTGATAATCTAAATTTTTATATATTATACCACCTGTATCTTCCCAATTAGCACTTAGAGAGGATGTACTACGTGTAACAGTTGTATACTCGTTATTAAAATCTATAATACTATTTTTAATATTTTCGTTTGCCGATGTTGTAGCATATGTAGTATATGGATAAAAATCATAAAACCCATCTAGACCACTTGCACCTGATATAGAGGTATCTAATGACCATCCCCAGTTACTATATACATTATAAACAGATAACGGGTATGTAGTTAGTTCTCCAGCAAGTGGAACACCAGTGGTTGATTTAACTCCAACCTTTTGAGGTTTAATTAAAATAAATTCGTTATTAAACCTCTGCCGGGCAACAAAATTAGTATAAGCAGTAACAGTATATGTTAAGGATGTTATTTTATTATTAAAATCTATATTTCTACTATCAGCGGAGTTTGTGTAAAAGTTTGAATTAAAACTTTGCTCTTGCCGCTCATAATCTCCTAACAGTTTTGTAATTTTTATACTAAACAAGTCATATAGCCGTTTTAGTTCAGGTGGTGGAGTTGGTAATACAATATCTATATCTTCATTGAATAAATCATAAAATGATTGTAAATTCTCCATATTACAATAATCAACATCATTATTGTTAGCAACAAAGTTTGCTATTTTTTCAAATACTGTTTTACCGAAGACAGTTGGACTAGAACTTGCTTCCCCGACAAAGGATGTAAATATACCGTCAAATAAATTATCATATTCATGTAAGAATGATTGAAATCTATAACTCTTTATTGTTTGAGAGTAATCTATGCTTTCGTTTATTTTATATACTTCAACATCATTAGTTGATGGCAGTACTGTAAATGTATACGCCCCAGTTAAATAGTTTGTTGAAGCATCTCCAACATTCCCATAACCAACATTCCCAACGCCAATTGTATTTTGACTAGATAAACCAGGTACATTACCTGTTATGTATAACGTCCAAGTACCAGCGCTAAGCGGATTAATATTAAGATATAAAAAACTACTAAGCTCTGTAACATTTGTGGATGTGTTATATGGAAATTTATTTGTACTTATACTGCTAATAACACTAGTGTGTAAGTCCCCTCCACTGGCCCATGTTGTATAAAACGAGTAATCCACATTGAGGGTTGATTTTTTTAAGAATTTAGGATATAGTTTTAATATATTTGAATCTTTATCAGCTACTGATATAAAGACTTGAAATTTGTCTCCTTGTCTTTTATAATTAATAGCGGACATTTCCTTCATCCCGGTTGAAGTAAACGAAGCAGAAATAGCAGCCGGGCTTGTAATTTTTACCTTGTATCCTTCTATTGTATTATTAACAGCACTAGTGCTATAATATCCTGCGTTGTTTGACTCTAAAAAGCTTCGGTTGCTATTATTAATATCATCGTCAATTTCATCGACATAAAAGTTTTTAATCTTGTGCTTACTCGTATCTAATTTAAATAATAAATTAACTCCAGTGTCTTGGTTTGGAATGTCATCATAGTATGTTATTTGTGGAGCCTCAACATATGTATCCTCTTCCTGTGATCCGGATCGAAGACTTGTTACTCCGTTGGTTATAGATATTGTTTTTGCTGCTGATGGAATCGGGGTGACACTAGCGCCTAGTAATGTTGGATTATAATTAAGGTCTTTAAAATAATCAACACGATTTGAGTTAATGTCCGTAATTGTACTACCAGATAAAACATACCAATGCTCATTAAGTTCAAATTGTAATCCAATATCGCTTTTAATTAAGTCCCCATCAATATAATTATAAAATGCATTATACGGGATTAAATGAGCGTATTTGTTTTTAGTGTCATATGGTTTCGCTTTACTACCACTAGAAGTAACATATAGGGTGTATATACCGTCAGGTGTTATATCTTGCCAAGAAGCGCTTACCCCTACGTAAAAGCTATTATCTTTTGAACTAGCAGGTATTTGTGCTCCAGAATCTGTTGATGTTAATCCAGGGGTTGTTGTTGTATCTATCTGTACATTTGTTGGAATAAAATTATAAATAGATAAACTCTCAGTAAATGTATTAATATGTGCATTACCATCACCATCATAAAAATACATTGATACTGTATATATTCCTGGGACTCTATACTTGTGTTTAGTTGTTATAGTATTAGCACCACTTAAACTATACCCATCTCCAAAATCCCATACTGCTGTTGTATTAGATAGCTTCGGGCTAAAGTAATCTTGCATTGATATATTTTCCCCAGTGAGCAGCGCAGTAAATGTAAATTCAGATATTTTTGTAAACCCGCTATTTGTTGCTGACGCTGAGTGAAGCTTTGTTGCCGCGGGAACCGTACCAGATGTATTAGCAGCAACCGATATCGGCACTGCAACAGATCGTGGACAATTTTCTGTATTATCAGCCATTAATATTCAACAACACGTTTGTCTGTAGTAACCCCAGTAGATGTAACTATAATTTTATTTTTAAATAAAATTGAGTTTTCAATATATGGTATTTGATATGGTTTAAGTTTGTGTCTAGTGTCTATTGACTTAATATCTCTACCGTTATATATTGGGTTATATATACATAACGAAAGACCTGGTATCTCTTTTTTTGTATCTTTTCTTACTGTTTTTATTTCCTCTAGACCAGGTATCTTTTCAATTTCATTATTTAAATATCTGACATCTATCCAATCGCCAAGTTTAATAGTATTAATATAATTTGTAATAATATTAAAGACTTTTGTTTTTAAATCTTCTTCATTTATAAGCGTCCTAGCATTACGTACTATGTGTAACTCTGTATAGTCTTTATACAACGTTTTATTTTTTTCTCCAGAGGTCGTTAATGATAGATCTAAATTTAAATATACTGGATCAATAAATGCAATCTCGCTGTTAAGTAATTTATAGTCTTCGATTTCACTTCTTATTTTTTCTTTCAAAGCATTTGACAAATAATTTGATCGAGTGACTACTGTTTTATTTTTACGTAAGCTTGGAACAATAGTTAAATATATATTATTTACATCAGCGCTATCTGCAAAATAATATTGATTGAATAATGCATTAGTATCTAAAGTATAATCTGTTAGACCTAATTCATCGTTAATATATTTTAAATACCCGTTAGTATAATCACTATTGTTTTGAACTGTTACATCATATATTAAGTTTTTGTAATTTCGTTGTATAAAGTTTTTATAATCTCCTTTAGTAGTTAGCTTATACTCTGAGCTAAAAAATCTAGGTGCGTTTTGTTTTATTTCAGATACCTTTTCTTCTTCACCAAAATCAGTACTATCTTCTGTATTACTAATATTAACATTTATTGCTGTAGCAATTGTAAGGAAGTTTAACGAAGTATCTTTTACGTCAGCTAGGATTTCATCATATTGTGCTGTATTATATATATTAACACTGCTATCTACAAATGTGTTTTTAGTAACCTTTCCATTTACCCCGGTTGATTTAAGATAATAAATAGCCGCTTGGTCACCTTGAGTTAATTTTTTCCCGTTAACACTGTTACCAAATTTAAGTTCGTAAGTTTTATTTTCATTGTATCGAATTTCAAATACTCTTTCATTTGCATTTGCTAAATAGATACTCGGAACTCTTTTCCATTCATACCATTTATTTTGCTCATTAATTTCTTTTATATATACAGAAATATTAAAATGATCAATTATAGTATCTCCACCGGGTATTAAGCTTATAGTTTCAAATTTTTCTCCTATAGGATTAATAATTGGATACTCTTCAACAGTACCTTCATATAATAACTGATTACCGGTTGCTGTTATTGTTTCGGTTTCTGATGTTACTTTCTCAAATGTAAGATCTTGAGTAAATGTAAATGTTTTCCCTCCAGCTGCTGCAAATGTAAATTTAGGTACTGTATAATACCCAGCAGATAAATCAGATGTACCTTTTATTTCTATTGGCAATACACTTGATTGTTTTCCTACAGGTTTATAGTCAATAAGTTTTACTATGCGATTTACGTTTTCATATAATTCTGCATCGTTAAAATTACTCTCTGAACTAGTTTGATTTAAATAAAATAGTAATGTATGATACGAATATGAAATTATATCTATAAGGGCAGAGATGTTACTACCTTCGAAGTTTTGATCTGTAAAATTAATAGTGGTGTCGTTATTAATTCTAGATATAATTAAATCTCTCAAGCTCTGAGCATCAAAGCTTGCATATGCGTCTGTCGGTAAGTCGAATTGTGTAAATTTTGCCATTTTATGAATACCTAAATCCTGTTGATGTTAATAAGCCGTTAGCGGTCCCTTTTTTATTATTTAAGGACGGTATTGTTATAGATATACTGATTTTATATTCGTTCTGATCTGGAAAAGCAACAATATCTACATTATCTACTATAATCCTGGGTTCGTATAACGACAACTCTTCAAAAATTGTAGTACCTATTAATTCTCCGTTTTCTTTAGAAATATTTTCAAATAAATACTGTTCTAAATCTAACCCAAATGTTGGTGTTAGTATTTTTTGCCCTTTCTTTGTATTAAAAATGTTTCTTATTGAGTTATAAATTGCATTCTCATCGTAGCTTAATTTAAGATCTTGAGCGTTCTTACTAGCGCCAACCGTCTTATTTGATGTGTAACTATTAAGTTCAAGGTCTAAATGTAGATCTGCATATGAATATGAGCGAAAACTATCAGTATTCTTCGCATCTTTAAGTATATCTAATTTAAGCGCCATCTATAATTATTTAATTTTAAAGTGCTTAAAAGAATAAATAATTTAAATGAGTAAGTTTAATACATTATTCGAGGAGCAGATTGGTCAGTTTGTAAAACCGGGCCCTATTGCTGGAGATTATGTTAAGTTCACGAGTAATCTTAAATCATCTGATTGGTATAAAGAGTTGAGCGAGTCTCGTAAAGCATATGTTGAAGAGATTATAACATTAGCAGAGCAAGGTAAACCTATTATGCTTTCTACAGTAAAGAGAGCTATATACGAGAACCCAGCGAAAACTGTACCAGGTAAAGATG